AGCATTCCGAACTTGGCGAATACACCACACAGATGGTCAGCTGTCATGCCATTCCCACCGCGTGACACACCGTCATCCCCACCATAAACACCAAGCAGGCTGTAAGCCACAGCTGGTGAGTGGAAATGGCGGAGTGCCACGTAGTTGACGAACGCATTGATCAGCGTGTTGCGCATGGACGTCAAGCTCGACCCAGAGAGTGTATTATACTGGGTGGAATACTTGATGTCATGGTGTGTGATGCCTTTCGCAAATGCCTCTTTCTTGAGTAAACCAGAAATCTCCTCGTGGTAGTCTGGAGCGAAAGCACGGGTAAAGAACGACTCAATTAACAGATACGCAAAATAACCAGTTGACCCGTCACATTTCGATATATCGGCCGGTATAGCCGACGTCGAATTGGACATTGCCATCATCAAGCGGAGGTTTATCTCGCGCGGGTGGTGGCCAAAGGCATACCACTCCGAGCGCTTGAGCAAATAAACACACGCATGCACAAACTGTCCGAGTCGAAAGTTATGGTCCAGCGGGAGTGTCGATATATTACGGGGATCAGTGATCTTGCCGTATGACTCCTTCTTCTGGAACGCTTTAACTATAAACCCGAACGGATTATGAAACATATGTTTCTGAGCTTTGATAAACCCTCGCTGAGATGGGCGGTCGAACTGCTCATACTGCGCCTGGAAATCAGTCGGTACAAACGTCCGTGCCTCCGCATCCGGTACGAGTAATTTGATGAACTCTGGGATGCAGTTGAGATAGAATGGTGGATAAGTCGAAGTGCGATTTGCCACGCGTTTGACGGGCCATCAAGACATGCGACATCATTATTGTAACTGCGCGCCGGGAAGACGGCCTCATCGAGTAGCGGGCGCAAAATGCGGCGGCCACCGGGAGTGCCGTCCTCTGTCACCAGCGGTAGCAGAGTCTGATAAGAGTCTTTCTCATGTCTGAGGCAGGCGCCTGTAACCTTGCCAGCTAGTCTGAGCAAGGGAGCACCACTCACGAACGCGTCGTAGAGCACACTGGCTCCGAAAGGCGCGTTCGGAACATCGGCTGCACGGAGGATCCTCTCAACGTCCGAAATCGCCGGTGTTTGGGCGTGTTTTAGACGTAGTGCCACAGTCTGCAACGTTTGGTCGCTGATTGACACATTCGAGAATCCGCCGTAGCGGGCGAACACGTGGTTGTTAGTTGACACGATCTGGTCGTCCACTTTGATCTCTCTCTGGACTCTAATATGAGCGAGTCCACCGCCGAGGTTAAAACTACGGCGCTTCAAGCGTGGTCCTTCAAGGAAGTACGCGAGCGGCCCATAGATTATCCGAACGGCGTTGAGGAAGATGATCCTCCTGTCGGACGCGATTTCTCGTTGCTCGATAAGGTAGAGCACTGAGCCCCACCAGTGGTCGACCATGATGTGATCTTCATCATAGTCCCACAGTGCATGCCGGTAAGTAGCGCCACCGTTGACAGTTACAGTTAAAGTGTCGTCGGGGTTGATCGTGTAGAATCCGTTAGCTGTTTGGCCAGCTGGTGCAAGCGGCACAAAAGTGTACAGCATTACGGAACTACCGTTCAACACCGACGGCATATCAACGTAATAGTCGACGTCGGTGAGCTTGAGCATCGAACCAGGTCCGGGGCGCTCAAACCGTGCTAGTGATTGCAGATCTTTAGCAACGTAGAAATAGCGATCGCCAGGAAGACGATCCACCTCAGTCTCAGACATTGAGACAGAGAAAACATCGTGGCCGACGCGTGTGATGAAGGTGTTTATCATCGTGTTAGCGTAACAACGCTGCGTGGCCGCCAGCCGATGTGAGTGTGTCTCTTTCGCGGTGTGTCGCAACATAGAGTCCACCATCTCGGCTTTGAACACCCGACGATAGTCGGGCAGCGGGGCTCGTGAGCAATACTGCAACACCAGAGTGTGGCAATACCGCGTGAACCAATGACGGGAGAAGTCGAGTACAGAACCGACTAGCTCCAACCATTTCCCAATAAAGGAACGCACTGTGTCCGGGTATACTAACACCCCCAGACATATCCCAACCCAGG